GCACTTCGCCAAGAGTTTACACGTGTTAGCACTGGAGCTGATACTCGTGTAGCTTTGTAGGGTGTGCGATCCACACCCCTCCTGGTTGAACTTTAACAACCTTAACAGAAACAAAATAAGCATTGGCTCAAGCTCAGGAGTATAAATGAGCCTACTTTCTGCACGTGAGTCGAGACTCGTGCTTTGTAAATATTACATATATATAAATTCCACCTCTCTGCACGTGAATCGAGACTCGTGCTGTGTAAATATCACATATATATAAATTCCACCAATTTTAAGTTTCTTTTATGGTGGTCTTACGTGCATCGACGATGCATTAGGCAGAAACACAGCATCCCACTCGCGAACTAAATCGGATGCGGTGTATACATTTATGGATATTACGGGGCCCTGTACCATAAATGTCGAAACCACAATATACTCGACCCCGGACTTAACTACCCGGACCCTGCCCTAAGCATTTCACAAAGTGACTTAGTCGAGCTATTGTTTGCCAGAGTTGTTTATCAAACTGGACCTACACTAGACTTACGTCGAGGGAGGTGAAAGCCCATCCCGACCCACCCATGTCAACCCAAAGAACCTGTAGCCCCGCAGAAGAGAGGACATACGGAGGAGGCCCCACAAGGGACTCTCGCTCCGGGAAAGAAGGAAATGATACTAGGAAGAGAACCAAGAAAGAAGCGGATAATAAGAGAATCCACGGAGCTGTTGGCAATTGCCATAAATCCAAATCTGGCTTTGAAGCCCCAGCTCAACGTGTGTGTCGTGACTACGTTGAGCGTGGATCGTGCTCTAGAGAAATGTGCCGGTTTGTGCACAATAGTCCGTTGAGGTCGTCTGCCACAGTTTTTGTGGATACCTCAGCGATAGACCAGCCCATTGGAGCTGGAAACCCCCCAGAAGCCAACGGTGCTCCGCAGGTCCCCGGACCTCTCGCACCCGACGCTGATGAAGAAGATGACACGTTGTCCGAGATTTCCGAGAAACTACCTGAAATACCCGAACTCGACATTGTCAAAGTGCGTATCCCAAGTCAACGGCGTACCCCAAATCTTGGGGCCCACTCGCTGTTCCTTCGGACATGCTTCTTCTTTGCCTCGCACTTGTTGTTGTGCCTGGCTATGTGGATATTCGATAATGCTGATTTGACAATAGGTAACACCCCATTTATGCTTGTGTTTGCATACCTTGGGCAGTTGCGCTACTTGTCATATTTCGATTCGATTATCTTCTTGCTTTGGTTGCCGGTATGCAATGAGTACCGCCACCTACGCGAATGCGTGATACGTTGGGATTTCTCCTCGCTCGAATATGGCTTCAATTGTGATACTATTGGCGCCATCACCGGAGTGCTTGGAGTATTTATGATGGCTCCAGGCGCTATCGAATTTAAGTGCATGTGTGCTTTGTTCGTTGCGGCTAGCTACACTTTGTACGACGCCGTCCAATTTTCTGGACTTTCGCAAGCAAGTTGTGTATTACACGGGGAGCTCCAAGCCTGCATCTACGACCGGTATGACACGATGTCATGGTCATACATTGCTGGCTCTACGAGCTATTATGAGTCGCAGATTTCACAACAACTTAACGTGATTCTGATCAATGAGTTTGCGACCAGCAGCGCGCGCGTCAAAGGTACATCCGACAGGATGCTGTACGCCGCGCTAGAGCACGCCAAGAAATTCCATCATGAAGATGGTCGTGTCAAACACCAGATTGTGGTGAACACGGTGAAGTATGCGACACAAGAGTTGATCGCTACACAGCAGAGCATGATCACTGATGGAGGGTTAGCGGCAAGACCGCTTGTCCTTCCCATCAGGTGATTCATGAGCGCGACGAGAGTTTCGGGGGTATATTATATTGGAATATACAAACTCACACCGTCGTTCACTTACACCCCGAAGCCGTGTGAAGAGTCAGTTCTTACTCTTTCATGCCGCAAGCGCCTCCTAGGATCAGGAGAGGTGCATCCCGACTTTACACCAAAATTCGAGATGCCTAAAGACCAATACGAGAATGATTATCTTTCGTATTTTGGTCCCGGGTTCGCCCTCCCGTACAATTATCCGGGGGCTGGACCCGATGAGTGCCGGACAGCCATTGGTAGAATGATTGCCCTGCGCGAACCCACTAAACCTTGGGTGAATGGAAGGTTGATCCGGAATCAAGAGAGATTCCGCCGGAAGTTCCGCGTCACACTTTTGCGTTACAAGGCTTGGTTTGAATCCAACATGGACCGCTCTCCATATGAGGAGGCCTACCCAGAATGGTTATTTAAACCGAATGCCAAGCGACGCATGCGGATCGAGCGAGAAGAGCTCAACCAAATCACTGGTCACGATTATGAAGATGACCACAAGAACGTCCAGTTCAAACCGAAGAAGGGTGAGTTACTCCCTGACGGCAAGAAACGTGGTGTCGGTGATTTGGGGTCGGTCAGAACTAGTGCGACAGCCTGGTGTTTTGACTCGATCAAGGCAGCCATGGAGGGGCGCGAGAATTTCAAAACTGGTAATTACGAGTATGAATTTGTTAAGTCTCCAGATAAAGGCAAACTTGTGGATGTCTTTAAGAATCTCGTGAACCCTGCTTCCGGGAAAGCGTACTATGTATACTTTTCCGATGATTGTTGTGTTTCAGCGTATTGCTCTGATGGGGTCGTTTTCTTTAACGGCGACATCAAGCAATGCGATGGTTCGCACTACACAGCAATGCTGAAAATGGTGGAGGATTTCCTCTCAACCACTCGAGGAGTTGAAAATGTACACTCCAGTGCGATCAGGCGCGCGTATGCGTACCTCAAAAAGGACCTGACCTTCAGGAATCCAGCTAAACGCTCGAAACAAAAGGTCAAATACTCCTTCACAACATCACGAATGTACTCGGGTTTCGCCGGGACCACCGTCACTAACAATTTCGCCAATATGATGATTGGTATCGCGTTAGAGTCGATCGCTCCGGATCCGAGTGTGATGACAAAAGCCGAGTTTGTGCTCGCATACACCAGAGCTGCTGCGCTGGCAGGATATCTAGTCAAAGCACAATTGTGCGAAAAGCCGGAAGACCTGCAGTTTTTGAAGCACAGCATAGCCATCGT